CGGTAGGTATCAAACCCTACCGCCTTTTTTGATTTCTCCAGATCATATAATCTTTATTTCTTAACCTTGCCATCGGCATCGAATTCACACTTTTCTCCGCCGATCTCTAATACTTCGCCGCTTGCCATCCTGCCGTCATCCTTGAGATAGTATCCGCCCTGCCAGTGATTGCGCATCATGCTGCCGATCGGCTGACAGTTGTTGTCCTCATTATAATAATACCAACTGCCTTTGCGCTTGATCCATCCCTTCGCCATTGCGCCGTTATCCTGCAGGTAGTACGTATGGTTCCCATCTTTCATCTCCCCGGTCACCATGGCTCCGTGCGGCCTCTCTTCTCCTTCCTGGTCCAGATAGTACCACTTACCTTTGATCTGCTGCCATCCGTCCAACATAACGCCGTCACTGCCAAGATAATACCAGTATCCGTCTATCTGCTGCCATCCCACAGCCATACGGCAGTCCTTTTTGAGATAGTACCACTTATTCTTATAATAAAGCCATTCATCCGCAAGTGCATACCCTTTTGCGTTAAAATAGTACCATGTATCCAACTCAACCCACTGCGCCTTCGGATAACTTCCGTCTGTATAACGATACCACCATCCAATGTTGTCCTTTACCCATGTCGCCGTAGTCCCGGACATCTTATGTCCCGTCAATGCGTTTGTAATGGCATCCGCACACTTCTGGACATTCCACTGGTTGTAGTCTGTCTGGTTATCCACAAAACAGCATTCTATCAGTAATGCCGGCGCCTTGGTATGATTGAGCACGTACAGGTTATTGGAATACTTTACGCCACGGTTTCTGATCCCAATAGATTTGGCAACCTCCGCGCATATTTTTGCTGCAGCAGATTCCATCGCCGGATTTACGATCCATACTTCCACACCTGTCCCGCCACCGGCGTTTAAGTGGATAGATACGTCCTTTTCTACGCTGTGTGCATTGCACTTTGCCACAATCCGCTGCAGGTTCTGCCTTACTGTGCAGTTGGTATCATCCGTACAGTCATAGACCGTATTACCCTGTGACTTGAGATTTGCGATCAGGAGATTCTTGACCGCCCTGTCTTCTATCGACTCCTTAAGATATCCGACAGCTCCGCCCGCCCCTTGTCCATGCGGGCAGTGTCCTGCATGTATGTTATATGTTCCCATATTCTGCTCCTTCCTTCCGGCATCCATGCCGGCACAAAAAAGAGAGTCCACTTAAATCTACGGACTCTCAAAATTCCATATTGTATTATCATTCTTCCTTCTGGCAATCTTTATTTTTTGCCTGGCAAACTCCCATCCTTATCCAACAGGTTCCGCATCATCTCATACAATCCCGTACTGGCAAGCCCTGATACCATCCCGCCAAGCACTACCGCGGCATTGATGCCCGCCTCCAGGTTGATCAGGATATTGACGATACTACCCATCGTTAAAGCCGCCAACGGGATATACTTGTTCGGGAACCACACAAACGCCGTTTTCAATGCGTAGCCTACGCACAGGCAGATCCCCAGGGTTAATAAGTTCACATAATCAAATAAATACGTAAGATCCATCTTCTTTACCTTCCTTTCATTACTTCCTAATTTCCAGTTCTAATATCTCCTTATACATCTCGGTCACCATGCCGTTCCCGCCAAGCTCATGGTATGCTTCATACATTTCAATAAAATTCTCCAAGGCATAGGACGGGATATGCCCTAACGCCATATACCTGTCATGGTACTCGATCAGCTGCACCCGCAAGAGCAGCATGGTTCCTTTCCCATTTGCATCACGGTCCCTCTTCTGCCGTTTCAATAACCATACTATGTAACCTAAGACCACCGGCAGAACCATAGCATATGTTTCCATCAGGAAACGTCCCATTGGGATCACCTCCTTCTTTAAATTTCTACCACTAAAATAAGGACCTTCTATGGTCCTGCTCGAATTTCTTTCATATTCTTCTCCTTTCTATCTCTATAAAAAATCATTATTTGCCCAACGGATCAGGATTAATAGCACCGTATCTGATTGGTCAGTGTTTTATCCGATACCTTTCCAAGTTTATGACACACCTTACCACGCTATTTCTTCGGAAGCTACGGATTGGCAACAATTTCTTTATCACTTGTGGTATCATATCCAAAATCTGTTCAATTGGAGTAATATTGGACAAATTGACATCATATCCCCCGGAACATGGGCTGCACACTCTAATTTTATTGGGAGGTTTCATCATAACCCGAGGACAAATTGTATTATCGGCACCGTTACAATTTCAACAGAAATGTATAGTTTATATTGGAACCCTTCACAGAATAATTGGAATAATGTTGTTCGTCGGCGTTTCCAGGGGGGGAGTAGCTGATGGAATAGTAAACCTTGGAGCTATCCCCAATTATAATTCCGAAGGCACGTATCGCGATTTTTTACAATATGTTGTCAGAACTGTGTGGAATCTAATAAAGTATGACGAACACCCCGTAACCACGACTTACATTGGTTCTTCCACTTGGGTTGGGCATTTTAATGGCTCATTTATCTTACAATTTTCTGGAGATCCTGGCTATTATAGATGGATCATAGATGTGCATACATATTCTCATACACTTCGTGCAGAAGTCGACTCCAGTGGAAACATGCTCAATCCTCGATATGTTCAATTTACGGACCTACCGGCATCATAATTCGAAAGTTTTAATTTATAGGAAACCACCCAGTTACTCGGAAGTATTCGTTATCCCCCGTATAATCCATTGTACCATTCATCTGTATATTACGAGAATTTCTAGTAACATAAATCGGAAGTACTCTATCCGTCCCAAAAACCATCAGTTGACCCTCGCTTAAAAATCTATAGCTATCGGGTAAAGAAAACATAACTTCACCTGAGAAAATGGATTCACTTATGGTAAATAGAGCATTAAACATTAAAACGTTTCCAATTTTATATGCATAATTTTGACCGTTATAAATTGTAATTTTCGAAGAATGGTTAAGGGTTATCGCCTCAGTTCCTCTTCCCGGGTAAAATATATCCCAGGGAAGGACGTATCCATCACGTTTGATCCGTTGGGCAAATAATGATTTGTCGTAGGGACTATAGGTCTGCTTTAAATACTTTTCATCCCCGTCACCGATCGAATATGCCGTATCCCATGTGCCAACACCACTTATGCCGTCCGGAAGCCCTGACAGAGTCCCGGAATGATGCCCCCAACTACCGATATGTGCGCCATCAAAGTAATCGTCAATATTGACATCACCTGTAACAATCGTTCTGTGCCCGTTTTTTACGCAATCATTTCCGGACGGGACATAAAAGCCAAATAATTGTTCAGAGGTTTCCGTTGCCGGCGCGAATCCCGCATCTTCCACGTTTTTAAGCGTAGCCGATATGACATCTGCAATATAAGATACTTGGTTTTCCGTTCCGGTATTATAATCAACTTCCAGATATACACATTTATCAGCAGTATCATAAACAACCCGGATAACTCTAAAACAAGCAAATTCATCCATAACGCTTCTGGAATTCACATCAATTTGAGGTGCAACCATCCCATAAGAAAAAGCAATGGTAAAGTCTAACGTTTCAGACGGATAGTTGTTATAGTTCCTGGACATCCGTACATGTATGTTAAACCCATCCACGAGATGAGATTCATTACTTCCCCGCCCGATAAGTAAAAGCCTTCTATACCCCGGGGATGCCAGGGTTGTCTTTCCGGATAGCCGAAGCATCCCATCAATCTGCTGCTGCACCGGCGCCCTCAATCCGCCGAGTACATTGCTTTCCAGATCTGCATAAAGCTTGGACAGCTTCCCCAATGCCGTAGGTATGCTGTCACCAGGCTCAATGTTTGCCCGTTCTGCGGCTTCCTGGAAATCTATCGGTATTGTACTGATATTCTCTATATTCCCCGTTTCCCCTTTTTTGGCAATGCATTCCCAGTACTCCGTATTTGTTGGTAAGGCAGACTTCGATGCAGTATGCGACTTCTTGCAGCTGTATGAGCTTCCTTCATGCGTAACCACATCCGTATACAAATCATTATTTACATACGCCATGTTTTCCTCCCACCTTCCCTTCATGCGCATAGATGCGCCTCTATCGCCTTTAGGTATGGCTATATCTAACACGGCATCTTTTGGTGTTCCGACATTTTTAATACTTGCCTTTGTTCCCGGTTCCCCTGTCTCAACGTTCCTGATCTGTATGGATCCGGTAAAATCTCCCCTGTCAGCCTTATCCTGTATATTTTTTGCTGCCTGCTCTGCTTTCCTTGTTGCCTCTTCTATCCCCTCGAATGCCTGGTCAAAAATGTCCGTCGCATTTTCACTTTTTATCCCGCCATCTGCATAATTTTTTTCCACGTATACGTCAACCGCAAATGATACCAGTTTTTTGCTCCCCTTTGCAATCCTGATCTGGAGCTTACTGATCCCGATCACAGAAAACATGGTATCTTTTACATTTACCGTCACATCATTCCCGCTCAATACAGCCGTATCATACTCTGACGTCCCGTCCGGTCTCCTTACATAGACCCTTGCCGTGCTCCCGGAGGAAACCGTATAGTCCCGTATGTGGAAAACAAGCGGGATCTCATTCGTGCCCTGCACGTATGAGATCCGTGCAAAATTATTGTGGTTTTGCTTTACAAATATATCCCTTTCTATCCGATTCATCCGTTTATCCTTCCTTCTGGTTCAATTGGGTTTCCTGCAAATATTTTTTCATATCCTCAACTAGCTTCTTCCCTCTTTCATCCATTGGATAAAAACTCTTCCGCTTATTTTTGCTCACCAATTTCCCTGTCTTTTCGTCGATATCGTTGTACATAAAGGAGACGACATCTCCGTCCCCCGCGTTAGTTACCATATAACTCTTGAGTAATTCCATGCCACACATCCTCCTTCTCTGCTTCCTTCTGGTCAGATTCTTGTACCTCTCTGCACCACATTTCTTCCACGTCTGCTTCGTCCTGCTTGGTTTTTTCCTTCCATTCCCGCTCCGTGTAATCTATTTCCATATCTACAATTTCTGCCATCCCGGCTTCGTTTTCATAAAACTCTTCCAGACGGTCGCATTCATATTCTCTTTGCACAGCCTTGATCTCCCAGGAAAACTTTAAATTCCCCGTTCCCTTTACAAGAAAATAATCACTCTCTTTCTCATCTACCCATAGATCGCCTTCTCCTTCTTTCTGTAAAAACACCTGGTATTCTACAGCTGTATCAATCGTCTCTGCAAACACATCTTCGATACTTACATAACATTCTCCGTTTTCATCCGTCTCACCTTCTCCGATATCCCCAAACATCGGCGACGGCGTCTCGTAGCAATACAATAGCCTGTCTCCATAGTCCTTTGTTTCCGCGATCCTGCTTTTCGTCCCGACTGCTGTTAGGGTCCCTTGTACATTCATGTGCCCTCCCACCGTCAAATACGGAGATATCCTCACATCTCCGTTATCTTTACTGCTATACAGTGAGTTCATGGTAATTTGTGCGTATTTTGCAGATGTAGAATCCCTCGGAGGGGACGCGGATAAACTTACAGTATTATTTCCAACTGTTATATTGGACAAATAATTCCCGCCTTGCATCCTGAGCTCTGCCGCTCCTTCTATCGTCCCCCCTCCGGACGTGCCTGCAAATATTTCTATTGCTTTATCCACATACCCCTGCGGATAGATCCTGAGCCTTGAATTGGTATCTGTGCTGATCCCCGGCGGGTAGCCAACGTCTACTACTGTTTTTACAGATTGCTTTGTATCTACACTGATCATTTTGCTGCAGACCAATTCGTTGTTATCCAAATCAAAGTATACCTTCCCATTCCTGGAGCTGATCTTTCCGATCTGCATATACTGGGCATTCAGGTACAGCCTTCCGCCCGACAGGTAGATCCCCATCGTCTGCCCTCTGTTGGTCAGCTTATTAAATACCTCTTCCTGCGTCCAGTTTTCCTTAAAATAATCGTCCGCCGTCTGCCCGTCGATCTTGAACCCGGTCGCGGAAAGGGCAAACTCCCCAGTATCCAGATTCCAGTAATTTTTCCCTCGCTTATCAGACAGGATCCCGGCTACAATAACATTTGCAATAAGCCCGTTTGCCGTCAGTGCGGTGGTCCAATCCCAATCCCTTTGATCCGCCGTCCTGCGCTTTGCGATCTGCAGACCCAACGTACCTAAAGCCATAGCTCCATATAATTCTGAGTCCGGATCCAGGTCTTCAAACAGGATCGCCCTTACAACCTGTTTCTTCGCCACGCTGTTCTGCAGCCTGAGCTGTGCCTTTGTAGCGTCGATAAATCCTTTGATCTTCCCCGCCATGACAGACCCATCGTCACCGATCGTCCCTCCGATCATGTCCAAGATAGATCCAATGGAATCTAATGATGCATTTGTGTCCGAGAAATAATTATACAGGGATGCCCCTAGCGTCAGCTTCTCCACGCGGTTCCTGCAGCAATCCCATGCAACCTTAACCACGCGTTCCTTGGTCGTGATCCCCAGCTCTTTATGGCGGCATCTTATATCATCCCCTAACCCGACCTTTTCAAGGAGTTGGACATCTTTATATTCTTCGGTTCCCGATAGTTCGATCATGCGGACTTCTATTGACACAACCGGAAGATCGAGACCGCTTTCAAATGCCTTCTTGCATCTGGCGGTCAGAGCCGCATTGAGTTCGGTTTGCGTATCGCAGACTGTAATCCCGTTCTCTTCATCATTTTCCTGTGCATCCTCCCGCATTTTTACATCATCAAATTTAATCTTCCTTATGTATTTTTTTGCATATTTACCGATATTCGCGGAATCCACCCACGGGGCGCTTCCGGACATCTTATGACCGTTATACGCAACTGGAATGATCCTGGTAACTACTCCCGACATATCCAAGGTATGCTCTATCCCTTCCAGGTTCTTCCCGTACCTGACCTCCACTCCGTAATCCCCGCCGACACGCTCGTTGATGATTATTTTGTAATTATCATACAGGATCTCCCCGCCCCATCGGCTGATGAAGGTCGGCTCTTCTTTCCCATTGATGGCGTCCATCAGGTTTCTCTCGACAAAATATGCGGTTGCTGCTGTCGTTATATTGGATTCTCCGCTGTACCGGCTTCCGGACATCATCATGTTCAACGCTTCCTGCCCGTTCTTCGCCGTGGGTCGTACATCCATCAAAAAACAATCGTCCTCTGCATCCATAAAGACGGGAAACGCCGTAGCTGTGACCTCTTCATCCGTTTTCTCTACTTCGCCGATCCTGAATAGCTGCTTGTCTCCCACGAAGGTCGGCGCAGATATCACGCACTCTTCTTCAATATGCCTCCATCTCCCTTCCCGGTCCCTTGGATGCACCATTTCCAACTTCCAAGTCCCATTAATCTCAGCTTCGGCAATGCACGATTTCGGGAAAAGCGTCATATCTCCATTCATATCATATTTGGTGTTTCCCTTTGAATAGATCTGTATCATCGGTCCCTCCAATTTGGTATCACTTTTAGACCGAACCCGGATGTGATAACTATCTGGTTTGCGCCCTCCAGGAGGTATAGGTCTTCATAATCTCCCGATACTGCAGTATTTTGCATAGCCCCATCCGTCCGGTATGCGATCATCCGTTCTGTATCAATGGTAATATTTTGACCGACGTTGGCACGCATTGCTTTGCCGTTTACCGTCAGATAGCAGACACCTTCACCATTGATCTTATAGGCCGGATGCGCTTCGCTATATGGGTTGTACTGTACTTCTGTCCTGTCGTACTCTTGTTTTCCTGCTTTCAGGTATGTGTAAGGATCGCAGGTAAAGTTTGCTTTAAATTTCCCGATGCGCTTCATTTCTCTTTCACTGTCAACGATCTCCACACAATAAACCTTATAAAAATAGTCCGGATCATCGGAAAATTCCAGTTCCCCGCCTCCTGACAGCCATCGTTTCGCGTTCCGGAATACTTCCCACCATTTATCCGGTTTTGAAAAAAAATTGAACTCTATCGGTATCTCAATAGGTTCATATCGTTTGTTGTCTTTTACCAGTATTCCTGACTTCCCCGGTATTTTTAGCAGCTCCATATCTCTTGACGGCGCCGGTATATTAGGACGGGTTATAGGATAGAGCTTGTAATCTTCACACCGCTTTCCGCCGTATGATATACTGTATTTCATTGCACTCCCCCTCCCTCCACTTATTCCGCATACCCGTATCGTACATTTACTTTTGCGCCTCTGGCATTGTACTTCTGCGACCGGCTGATACCTTTCATTGCTATTTCTGCTATCTCTGTCTTTGTGTAGTTCCCACTGACATATACCGGCATTTCCACTACAATCCGTTCTCTTGTTTCTGTCAGCTTAGAATCTAAGATCTGTGACAGTCTTGAATAGAAAGGTTCCAACGGAAGTATTGCTTCCGGTCCCGCCTCGCCTCCCGCCATGATATCTTTTCCATTCACTCCGAACATTGTCGGATTTGTCATGATCCCGCCATTCCTATACCATTGGATATCAAGGTGCGGAACCTGTGGAGGATCCAAGCTAAACTTTCCAGTTATGCTGAAATGCGGGATTTTTAACTTTGGTAATTCCCACTTAAAATCAAGAGCCTTTTTTATCGCATCTATCGCCTTTTGTACTGCTGTTTTAGCTTTATTGATCGGTTTTTCAATTGCAGTTTTAATATCATCCCAGATGTCCGTAACAGTTGTTTTTACACTATCAAAAACGCTCCTTACCGTACTTTTGATCGATTCCACTGCCGTTGATACTGCTGTCTTAGCTGCGCTGATTGGTATTTCAATGGCGGTTTTAATCATATTCCACACATTTGTTGCGGTAGTTTTTATCATATTCCACGTAGACTCTATAACATCTTTTATTTCACTGATCACCGTGGTGATAATATCCTTTATTAGCCCCCAAACTGTGTCTATAACCTCCTTTATCGTATTGACCGTCGTGGCAATGCTGTCCTTTATTAGCCCCCAAACTGTGTTTATAACCTCTCTTATGGCTTCTAATACAGTTGTTACTTTAGACTTGATATTCTCCCATATTTCTATTATAGTGTCTTTGCAATTCTCCCATATAAACCGGAACGGTAATGTTATTAGTTCAAAATAAGAGCTGATAACCTCTGTTATGAACATCAACGCAACAATAACCACATTTTTTATAGTTTCCCATACGTTTAATACCGTTTCTTTTAACGCCTCAAAAATGCCGTTTACAGTTTCCTTTATAGCTTCGAATTTCTCCACAATTCCATTCCATGTGTCTTCAAAAAAAGTTTTAACACTGTCCCAAACAGTCTCCCAATCCGTCCCTAACCATCCTAGGAATACATCCGCAATCCCTTTTAACATGTCGATTTTCGTTTTTAGGATATCCGTGACGCCATCCCATATGTCGGAAAAGATTGATTTTACAGCTTCCCATGCCCCTGACCAGTCACCGCTAAAGACTGCCGAAAACACATCCCATATCCCGAGGATTACGTTAAATGCAGTTTCTAACTTTGTAGCAATGATACTAAATGCCGCTTCAATCCCTGGAGCTAACAAGTTGCAGAACCCGTCCCAAACTGCTTTTATTACCTCTGTCATACTCCCAAATTCAAGCCCCATCGCGGATAACCTTTCAAGTATACCGTCCGAAAATGCCTGGAACGCCGCCTTAACCTTCTCCCATATTTGTGTTATTGAATTTTGAAATTCTTCATTCGTATTCCATAAATGTACAATAGCTGCGATTAATACTCCGATTGCTGCAACTGCTGCCATTACCGTTCCCGATATGCCACCCAGGAACGTCAATAAGGTTCCCATGCCAGATATGATATTTCCGATCGTACTTACAACTGTACCTATGATAATTAGTAATGGGGCAATTGCCGCAACAATTGCCCCAATCATAACGATCGTTTTCTTTTGTCCCTCACTAAGACTATTGAATTTTTCCGTCCATTCCTGGATCTTTTCAACTACCTCTTTAATAACCGGAGTCAGGACTTCTCCTATCGAAATAGCTGCTTCGCTAACCGCGGATTTCAGTATAGTTACCTGTCCCTGCAGATTGTCCTGCATTGTATCAGCCATATTTGCCGCAGCACCGTCGCAACCTGCTATTGCATCTGATAGCTTTTCGATATCTCCTTTCCCCGCATTCATCAGTGCCAGGAACCCTGACATTGCATATTTACCGACAAGCGATTCTGCCGCTGCTGCCTTCTCCGATTCTGATAAACCAGAAAACGCTGTCCGGCAATCTGCGAGTATATTGCTAAGATTTCGCATGCTGCCATCCGTATTCGTTGTCTGTATGACTACTTCCCCAATATTATCTCCACATATTTTTACTTCCCCGGTAAGATTGTTCATAATTGAACGTAATGCCGTCCCCGCCTGTGAGGCTTTAATTCCCGCATTTGCCATCAGACCAATCGCTTCCGCCGTATCCTCTGCCGAGAATCCTAACGCGCCTGCAATGGGCGCACAGTATGTAAACGTTTCGCCCATCATCGACACATTCGTATTTGCATTAGAACTTGCCGCCGCCAATATATCTGCAAAATGTCCTGAGTCTGCTGCTGTCAATCCAAATGCTGTCAGGGCATCCGTAACAATATCTGATGTCGTTGCAAGTTCTTCCCCCGATGCTGCAGCAAGGTTCATGATTCCTTCTATCCCGCTCAGCATGTCTTCCGTCTTCCACCCTGCCATTGCCATATAATTCATAGCTGCTGCCGCTTCCGAAGCGGAGAATTTTGTCTTTTCTCCCATTTCACGTGCCTTGTCCCGCAACTTTTCTAACGATTCCCCAGTCGCTCCGGATACTGCAGATACTTTCGACATCTCCGAATCAAAATCTGCCGCTGTTTTCACTGCCGCCGCTCCTATTGACGTAATCCCCACAGTTACAGGAAGGAGCTTCTTTCCGGCATCAGAAATCTTTCCTCCCACTTCGCTGATTTTCCCTCCCACTTCCTGCATCTGGGTACCTAATACTGACGTTGATTCCCGTGCCTGCCGCTCCAGGTCTCTTAGATTCTGCTCAGTCTCTATGATCTCTCTTTGCAATGCGTCATATTGCTCGTGCGAAATAGGATTCCCAAACTCATCACTTACCTCTATTGCCTTTTTTTTCAGTTCTTCCAGGTGATTCTGTTCGCTTTTTAATTCTTCACCAAGTGCTTTATACTCGGAAGTATCTACTTTTCCGGCTTTTTCGAGTTCAGACATTTTCTGTTTCAATGATTTGAGTTTGTCCTGTGTTTCACCTATTTCATTCTGCACGGAAGTATATGCTTCTTTCCATGCATCATAGTTTCCCGCAGTTTTTGCCGCCTGTTCACTTGCCGCCTTCAGTGAAGCTAACTTTGTCTTCGTTTCATCAACCGCCTGGGACAATAACTTTTGTTTTTGCGCAAGTAATTCTGTATTCTTAGGATCTATTTTTAAAAGCCTTTCAACATCCCTCAGGGAATTCTGTGTTTTTAACAGATTTGAATTTACCCCGCTTAATGTTTTATCCAGACCCGTTGCGTTTCCATCAATTTCGATTGTAATTCCCTTGATTCTTTTGGATGCCACTCTTTTACCCTCCTATAAACTCATTAAATTGCTTCTGATCTGCCATTTCAGGGTATTCGTATCCATCGTTCGTCTGTTCTGTCAGCATATCCCACACCATCCCGCAGCTGAGGCAGTCCATCTCATCGATAGACAGCCCCATCTGTTTACTTCTCAACAGATATGTCATGCTGTTTATTTCTCTGGTGGTGCGGGTACCGGGTTTTTTGAATCTGAAACCGTTTTATTGTTCTTGTACCACAATTCCATGATTTCCGGCAGGATCAGATAAATTGAGAACGTATCAAATGTATCGATCCAGTCCAATGCATCTCTATACTTTTCTGTGAATTCCCTTTGTTCTTCCGTCTCCCTTGGAGATGGCGCTAACCCTTGATAGGCGAACGTATAAGCAATCCTTACAAACAACTCATAATCCTGCATATCAAAATGGCTGATACTGTCATCTTTTTCTTTCTCCATCTCCTTGTTCTTTTCATGCAGCTTATCCATATCTCTCAGGAAGTCCTTGCCCGGAAATAAACGGTTATACGCAATAGGCGAAAAAGCGGATGCTTTAAAATTCACACTTCTGCCCTCTTCTACTTCAATTACTTTCTGCATATCTTATATTCCCTCCACCATTTCGGTTGGCTCCACCCCTGCATCGATCTCCATTCCCGGGATGCAGACCTGTTTAAACCACGCATCGTGTGTTACCGCGTTCATGCTCTTTGTAATTCCGCTTCGCACTATATTAATTTCTTCCCCGTCCACATTCACAAGCACTGGCGACGCTGTTACGGACAATTCTTCCATGTCTGGCTCTTTCTGGTTACTTTTGTTATTGCCTGCCTGTTTTGGACGCGATGCCGTACAATTGTAATAAATCCAACGGATTCCTTCCGCATCTCCCTTAAATTCCCCCATCAACGCAAATGGCACCGGGTTCGCGTCAGCATCTTCATACTGGATCCCGGTTTTTTCATCTACTTTTTCTGCCAAACAATCTATCTTGAACTCATCCGACACCTTTACAAAATTCAAAGTACCGTTGTATCCATTATTAGATACAAGTACAATATAATCACGCCCGTCCGCCCTGATTTTTGACGTCTCTCCCTCTGCCGACATTTCCATGGATACTAACCCGTATATTTCCTTTACGGCTTCTCCGTACGTCACAGATCCGTCTTCATTTAGGACACCTGGACAATAATGGCAGTTCTTAACATCGTAATGATATTTATTTTTTTTTACTTGTCCTTTCATCTTCATACCTCCAATTTGTAAATAATTGCCCATAATAAAAGCTCATCTATGTATTCCGATGAGCGCTTCCACCTTAAATCCTCTTCTTCCAGGACTCTTTGTACATTTTCTTCTGCTTCTGATACCTCTGTATCCGAGTATATCCTGATCTCCATCTCCTTGATATCGATATACCGCTTCCCGTCTGCATGGATAGGTTTGTCCGTCAGGATATATTCCATGAAGGGCGGCGTTAATGTCTTTAATTTACTTGCCGTGATGTGGTCTGGATGGTCTTCATCGAATATGACTCCCATTTTTTTACACATTTCTTTCACTTCATTACTTGTCACTGTTTATTCATCTCTCTTTCCAGATTCCTTGTTAATAACTCTTCCGTCTCTTCATCCGATGGGATATGCGGATGCGGTCTTGCTGCCCTCGGACCTCCATGTCCATTTTCCAACAAGTGCGTAAGCATATACCGCGGATCGTTATAGACTATCCTTCCATAGTCTCCGCGTTTTTTAGCGGCAATCACCCTTGATGTCCATCCCTTCTTGTATTTCTTTGTCTTAACAGGCGCCGTGCCTTTAATTTTTGATATAGTCTCTTTCGTTGTCCTGTCGATTGCCCCCTTCAAGGCTTCATCGGTCAGCATCCTTGCATCTTCCAAAGCTTTCATAACCGCATCTTGGAATTGCCGCACTGTCACACGCACTTCTCTACTCATCTTTTTTCTCCTTATACTCAATCTGTGCCGATGCCAGTGACAGAAGCCACGACGGCGGCAACTTATCGTCTTTCAGGTCCTTCTGCACAACCTCATACTGTTTCCCTTCAATGGTAAAAATATCACCCTGCTCTGCCTTGGATTCATAGGGAACCCTTACTGCCCGGTTAATCTGGATTCCGGCAACATAGGCATTCCAATACCGGCGCTCGCCTACCGTCTGCTCCTGGAAGTGGATCACCTTCTGGCGTATGCTTACGAGCCTCCTGTCTACAGTTTCCCAGGCAGTTCCCCATCCATCCGTATAGGTCTGGTAATTACTCTTTCGTTTCAGCATATCCCATCGCCTCCGCATATTTCGCCGTCTCATATTCAATTCTAGATGCCGTGATCTCTTCTGCAAAATCCCGTGGGAATGTCTCCAAGGCTTCCGCCTCGGCGCGCAAGACATAATCACATAGCATCTGTCCGAACCTGGTTCCAGGAAGGCAGTCCGCTCCCGGATCGCAATATTTTCTTATGTATGCGATTCCAGACGCGGTCTCATTGCGTATCCTCTTTTCAGTGGATTCATCAAGCGTATATGTTTTGTGCAGGTTGTCGAGTATCATCTGATAAATTTCTTCTGGTATGTCCGTCATTCCGCCTGCCATCCTCTCTCTTTGTGGTTTCCCGCATCCTGCATATATTATTCCGTTGGCGTGCTGACCTTGGTTGTGATCGTACCGGCTTTGACCACCACAGGAAGTGCCGGCGCTTCCACTCCCGAGATATCCAGGTATGCAAAACTGGTGTTGTCAATCGGACGTCCGTTTCCATACACCCGCGTTGTATAGACGCGGTTATCTTCCAGAAACTGGTTGGAATCATCAAATTCAATAATTCCTGATGTTCCTCCGTTGATTGCCGCGAAATAATTCTCTGCAATCCCCACTGTTGCTTTTCCCTCCGGCATCATGGAGGATTTTACAACCTTTGTCGGATATGCAAGATTAATAAGATCTATTACGCCAGTTCCATAGATTACCGTATTCTGGATCCTGCGGATCTTTTTGATATTATCCTGTGGATTTACCACTAGCAGCACCTCTGGCACCTCCCGGTCATCATCGTTACTGTCTTTTGCAAGTCCGGCGATCACCTCCAGATAGTCTTCGCCGAAATTTTTGATCGCTACTGGCGTCTTCTTGGCATATTTTCCTTCTGTTGCCGTGCTGATATTCATCATCATTCCGATAAACTGGTCTTTACCGTCCCCGGAAACAATAGTCTTCTCAAGCCCGAACGCGATCGACTCCGAGAGGATGATACGGATGTACTGGTCTACCCACATCGGCGCAAAAGTAAAATTGAACTTTACAAAATCTTTTGGGATGATAAAGAATGCCGTATACTTTGAAACGGTAACATCAATGATATCAATCTCTCCCTGTAACTCATCGGCAATAGCCCCAGTTACTTTACCCCATCCTCCGAGCTTTGACGCCATCTGCACAGCATTCATAACAAGCTTCTGCGCCCCGGCAGCGTCCCGAATATTGATCGCGTTTAATAGTTCGTGCCTCTTCTTCATGTCGCTGATCACTCTGTCTATGATCGTGACCGGCATTGCTGTTGTCAGATTGGTGATTTCCTGCTTTGTTCCCGCCTTTACCGCTCCAATAAATTTCTGGTACCACTCAGTCTCTTCTGACGTCAGCTTTCTGAGCCCCCTCTCCTGCAGCACATCCATATCACCAATACCTTTGTACTGTTCGAATTCCTGCTCGATCATCTGACAGATACTGTTCTGCATCTCCTGTAATGCTGCTGCCGCTTGCTCCGCATCGTTATCCTGCAGTGCGTTCATCATTTTCTGCATGAATTTCTGTGATTCCTGGTTAATGAGATCATTGTTTAACATTGCCATATCTGTATTCTCCTTCTCTTCTTTTATTTGACAGCAAACTGCCCCAGGGCGTCTGCAAATGTCCTTCTCATGTCGGGCTTATTAAGCCCCGCCAACATCTGGTTGACCTGTCTCTGTCTGTATAGCTGTTTCTGTAGTTCTTTAATCTGTTGCTTTGCGTCATCATCGGGGTCGGCTTTATCAGGATCGCTATTTACGTCAAGATCACTATCATCCTCTTTGCCTTCTCCGACAACATCACAGAACCCATACTGCAGGCACTTATCCGGTGCAAGCATAGTCTCTTTCTTCATCATCTCCCGCAATTCGTCCGCTGTGATGTTCTTTGCCCTAGACATGTAAAGCTGCAGTGACGCCTCCGAGAGTTCATCCAACTGATCCGCAAATGCCCTTAGTTGATCTGCATTTCCGCTTGCGATCATCCACGGGTTATGCAGGAACATAGATGTCCCAAGCCCCATATGTATCTCATCGCACGCCATAGCGATCGTCATTGCGATACTGTATGCCATCCCATCTATATAACCGATGATCCGGCATCCTGTCCCGGCTTTCTGCCTCAACAGGTTGTAGATCGCAACCCCCTCTCCTACATTCCCGCCTGCACTGTTTACATGCAGTTCGATTGTTTCTCCGCCCGGAATAGTATCAAGCTGATCCCTGAAATATTTCGCTGATGTCTCAGATTCCTCGTAATCCCATGTACTCCAATTAAATTTCCCCTGTGCACTGACTTCGTCATAGATGTAAAGCTTGTGCACCGCTCCGGATCCATTTACTGACTGTTCGAAGCGGTATCTGGTCTTATGTTCTGTCCTTCCCATGTTTTCCTCCTTTATCTTATTTATTTGCCCCATCTTCTCCAGAGATCGCGGCATCCGCTTTTTGTCCTTCCAGATTTTCTATATCTTCATAATTCCGCGTGATAAAGTGTTTCCTTGACCACGGTGTGTTTAATATCGGATCTCCGGCCTTCCTCCGTATTTCGTCAATATCCCATCCGCCGCATGCAATCATCTTGTCCGATGCTGTTGCAATCTCTGCCGCTGTCATATGCATGATCGTTGATGTGTCGATCATCTGGTATGTTCCTTTCAGGACTTCCTTTCTGTAAAGCTTGCGGTTATTCTCTGTCTCTATCACATTTGCAATCGGTTCTATCGCAAATGTGATCAGGTTCTTCGTTAATGCCGTTACATCCGCAATATCCCCTTTCAGAAGGGCGGGCGGAATCTGCATGGCATTTGCCACCTTATCGTAAATCTCATCTGTCAGATCAGTGACATCCTTGACCTCTGATGTCGATTTCTTTGATGTTTCACCACCTTTTGTCTCGTAACTGAAACCTTTAAATAACGGAAGCACCGCATTTTGTGATTTGAAATATTTTTCAAACTGTTTGTTCATCAGTTCCGTATACACGTCGTTGAAAGTTCGCGGCGTGCCGTCCTCTTTTGTTCCATAACTTACGTTTGCTGTCGCATTCGCATCTATGGTCATGACTCCCCGTTCCCCTCCAGATTTATAAAACTTCTGGATTGCCGATTCCAGGAGCTTCTCATATTCTTCGATCAATTTCTTAAGCAATGCTGTAATATTCCGGTTCGACAAACGGTAGAACAATACGTCCTCCATCCGGAACGCCTTGTCAAATGTATATGGTGATGAGATCCCGCCATCTCCGTAGATGGTCACGCTCCGGAAAAGATCCTGCCTCAGTGCGTATTGTTCATGTTCATAGCTGTCCGCGATCAACAGATCGCCCTTCTTTGTCTGGATCACAAGGCATTCATTTCTATATATCAGGGACCATACTAACTTCTGGCGAAACTGTGCCGCGTTCATATTTACATTGGGTTCATAGTTCCATCTATAATACTGGTCTGTCTTCACCTCTTTCCATTTATCGAAGGTCCTTACCTCACAGGCGGACAGGGCATTGGCGATGATATTGATCCCCGAATGCAATGCAAACTCATACAGTGCCAACTCATCCCACCGCCCGCCATTGGCAAATTCTTCAATGTCTTTCAAAGAAATCTTGTACGTCTTGCCTCCCATAGTCTTACCCCTTATAAATTTCCAAAAATCTGTAATAACTGACATCTCTAACCTCCTAAAATGTTGCTACACCCATATTGATGTCCGGGAAATCGTTGATCTCCGGTAGGAAATCAAGACAGCACATGGAATGTACCCACCCCATAAATCCATCCGTTTTTCGTAACGCCGGATCAATCTTCCCATAATAGATATTTCCTCTTGGATCTATGCATTTTTTACTGTTGTTCGTGTACCAACACATCATCCTGTCCCACCCTGATACTGCATGCCTCAAGAATGCACTGCTTATAATAGTGCTCGTCTTTGCTATATCAGACGGGCGAACGATGTAAATTCTCTTGTTATCTTTATCAAACGCATCAAAACCAATCTTTTTAAAAGCATGGTTTAACCAGGTATACCGGTATCCGTCAATCCCGATCATCACGATATTATATTTCAGGGACTGCTCGGCGAACCATTGTGCGGGAATATCCGGTGTTATCTCCACATCATTGATAATTGTACAGATTCCCTGCTTTTCCCACTCTTTAATAGGCGCGTGGATGTTTGGCAAATCTTTGGATTTTTCACAGATAAACGTATGGTGCAGGTTTACATATTCCCTGCCCTTCCGGAATGTCAGGACACACCCGCAGAAATCATTTGTTTTCATGTAATCCACCCCTCCAACACAACTCATCCCCTGTTTTAATTCAAACACCGGTTCTTTTGTGCACTCTACGATATCCGCCCACTCTGCAACTGCCATCTGTGGATCCGATATCGGGAAATTACATCTTTTTGCCATAAATTCGGGAAAGTATTCCGGTTTAAACGGCATTTCCGTAATTTCTTTCTGAATCCATTGCCGCAATATGGAAAAACTCGGATCAGCCAACGAGGGATTTGCCTTTACAATCTTATCAATGTCTTTCCACTCATCCTCTTCTTCTATCCGAAACCAGTTCACAAATATACGGTTCTCCGGATTGTATTCCCTTAAGATTACCTCGTTTTGTTCCTTCTCTTCGTCCAGGACACCGCCGCGCTCATGTCCGTCTGTTGTAATAGTGATTTTTCGCGGCCACTTTATCTTTCCAAGTCCTGACTGCAAAGTGTTCATGTTCCGCGTGTCTCTGTATTGATGCTTTTCATCGTAGATTACGCACCCTGTCCGCTTGGAGTCCTTATTTCTCGTGCTAGACGTATTCAGCCTAAATACTGCATTCATCTTCTTTCCCACCACTTTTTCTCCATATGCTTTAAAATTTGCATTGAGTGTCCGCTTATAATCAGGATCGACCGGATACCTGATTAAATTCCCGACGTCAACAATTGATGTTGCCGCCTGTTCTTCTCCGTTCGCAATCAAATCTACGTTATACCCTTCTACTCCGTGGTGCGGTGATATAAAATAAAGCGCCAGGAAATCAATGAAACCATTCTTTCCGGCGCCGCGCCCAATAATATCCCTTATTTCATGAAAATAAATATCGTCCTCTTCTCCCGGCTGTCGCAGGAAGAGACCTGTAATGATTGCAAACTGGTATTTTTCCCAGGGAAGAAGCTTATAAGGGAAGTATTTCTGCAGGCTCAAGCCTTTTTCGATTCTTCCCGCATCCACATATACATCTTTCCGTTCCAGAACCGGAATGATGTTATTATCGATCGCAAGCTCCTGTTCTTTGCAGTGCTCAATATGGTTTCCTTTGATCAGATAGATCCATTCGTCAATATTCGGCTCATAGATCGTCACCTTTACCGCCCCCTTTTCTTACTGCATTATCTGTAGATATCTCCATCTGCTTCAACAACATCAGCATCTGCTTATTGACGGCGGGCAATTGTTTTACGGAAGGGTTATCTTTTTCCGCCTTTCCTCCATTTGCAGTTTTGTACATCATCCGCAATCCGTTTTTCTCAATGTCAGCTTTAAGGCTTTCCTTTAGATCCCACATAGCCATGTAGTCGTTAATCTGGTCAGTGAAGATATCAACGTCTGCACCTTTTGATTTTAGCTGCTCAATCAACGAATCTTTTACTCTTTTTCTTATTGTTTCTGGTTTTATCTTTCCCAATATCCCACCTTCCTTTAACTTCATGTCCTCGCGCGCGCATAACAGACAGAAATTCGCTATCCTTCTACCCCCCGCCGGTCTCCCATAGCTTCGGAATTTTCCGATTTTTTTGACCGGGGGGGGTTACCATCTTTCTTCGTTCTGGTACCCTGTCGGTTTTTTCTTCTTCTTTTCATGCATTGCATCATGGCAATCTTTGCAGAGGCTTACAAGGTTTTCATCTGTAAGCGCAAGTTCTGGCGCATCCTTTAGATGCCTCACGTGATGCACTGTCACAGCCTCTGCATATCTCCCTAGCTGCCTGCATCTTACACACGCATTATGGTCACGCTTTAATATCTTTTTACGCTTATGTTTCCACACGGTCGTATGGTAGAACGCCCGCCATCCACGGTATGATGTGGCGGTGATCTTTCGCACCCATTCTCCATCTTTCTTCTGATCATCGGTAAACACTTCCTATATCCTTCCTGTTCTATCCAACGAAAAAAGACAGCCGTCACAACTGACTGCTGCCCCTTCTCACTTTTATCTCTTTTGTATCTTGCTTGCTTTCTCGTTTGTTTTTTCGACGATATCATAATACCACATAATTTTGTCCTGTGATTACCGCACTTTTAAAAAAATTAAAGCCTTTGCGACAACAACCAATAGAACTTCCTTCTCCTGTCGTAATAAACCGTCTTCCCGCACGGAATATCTTTTGACATCTTGAGATAATTGTACGTAGCATACTCCGTTGTCACTCCCTCAATAATGTACTGATATAGATCTGGATCCGCTTCCATTGCCGTCTGTTCTATAGCCTCACATTTCTCTTGCAACTTCATCCTTCTGATCACTAGCCGTTCTGTTGCGCTTCCTGCATTCCCTCCACTGCGCGTGCCTTCTGTATTTCCCATTCCTTTCACCGTATCTGTCATACTCTCCAGTTCGTCTATCCATTCCCCGTACTGCATGCAGTAATGATAAAGTTCCAGGAAGCGATGCTTGCTAATCTCATATTTCTTTTTATTTATCGGTCTTACATCTGGCACTTGTATTCCCTCCCTGATTTCCTTCTCTAACTTTAAAATCTCTTATTGACTGCTGCCATCTCTGGCTTATATCCCCCACACCATTTCTTTGCACATTTCCCGTCTCAATCTCCGCAATATTTATTTACGCATGGTACATCTGCGACTGCATCCATATCACGAAATGACCTCTCTGATCACTTCATCCATATTTCCCGTTGTCATCTGTTGCACCTCCTTTAATCTTTCTTTTGCAACTATTTGACAGCCGCATACATTACAATCAAATGCATCATATTGTTTTGGTTCCGCATTCCCGCTGAGAGCACCTTGCACACCTCCGCTCAGCAGTCTATCCTTAACTACATATTTATTTTCTTTTTTAGGTATAAACTTATTTCCACATACTTTGCACTCTAC